GTAGATGTTATTGCTGATGATTTAAGACATACTATACAAATAGCATTTTTCTTTGTCCTTATTAACATAAATTATTTTACAGATGCCTAAAAAAGTAAAGATTAATCAGATATTAAAAAACTCTGATAATCCTAGATATATAAAAGAGGATAAATTTAACAAACTTGTAAAATCTATTAAAGAATTTCCTGAAATGTTAGAGAAACGACCAATAGTTGTAGATGAAAATATGATTGTATTAGGTGGTAATATGAGATTAAGAGCCTGTGTGCAAGCAGGGTTTAAAGAAGTGTGGATTGAGCAAGTTACTAATTGGACTGATAAACAAAAAAAAGAATTTATAATAAAAGACAATGTTGGTTTTGGTGAATGGGATTGGGATGTATTAGGTAACAATTACACTTTTGAAGAACTTGAAAACTGGGGCTTGGAGGTTAATTCATTTGATATTGATGATATGGAAACTAGCGATGAATTCACTTTACCTGATGGTGATAAAGAGCCATTTCAGCAACAGACTTATACACTAGCAGATAAACAAGCCATCTTGATTAAAAATGCAATTACTGATATAAAAAAAACTGAAGAATTTAAATATGTTGAAACTTTTGGTAATGAAAACGGCAATGGTAATGCTTTATATTTATTAATATCCCAATGGAAAAAAACAAACAGTTAGAAAACATTAATGTTAAAATTATAAATTCTAAAATTGCTAAAGCATATACTGTAAAAAATCACTATATGAAAACCTTTCCAAATCCATTAGTTTGTTTTGGTGTTTTTTATAATAAATTATTAAGTGGTGTAATTACATTTGGTTTAAGTCCAAGTACAGAACAAAAAATAAAAAAAATTGTACCAAAAATAAATAGAAATGAATTTATAGAAATGCAAAGAATGCACATATCAGATTCATTAAAACAAAACACAGAAAGTTATGTTTTAGGAAAAATATATAAACTGTTCAAAGCAAATACTAAAATTAAATTATTAATAACACATTCAGGTGGATGCAAAAATGATTGTGGGATTGTTTATCAGGCAAGTAGTTGGATGTATTTTGGCAAAGAATTGTGCAATGATTTTTATCATACTGATATAGGTGAGTATAAAAACATTATATCTCCTATGAGATTTGGCAGAGTCCCCAGAGAGATTATTAAACAAGGTAATCAAAAAGTAGGTGAATATTTGTTTGGTAAAGGCAAAATGATTAACTCATTTAGATATTTATATTTATATCCTATTAATAAAGGCATTCGTGGATATTTACAAAATAAATGTGAAGAATATCCTAAAGATAGTCAGGTGTTTAGGAAGAACCAAGAATGGATAAAAGGGGGTGACCAATAGGGGTTTTAATGCAGTTCGATTCTGTACACCTCCACAAACATAATGGGTAGAGCAAAAGAAATATTAGTAAAAGTAATAAACAGTAAAATTGCTAATGATTTTATAAAAAAAAACCATTACAGTAAAAAAGTAGTGCCGAACAGCACATTACATTTAGGTTGTTTTTTAGACAACAAACTGCACGGAGTTATGCAATACGGCCCTAGTATAAATAAAAAAGGCACAATTAATTTAGTTGAGGGAACTGGGTGGAATGAGTTTATTGAACTGAATAGAATGGCTTTTGATGATTATCTACCAAAGTATTCAGAGAGCCGATGTATAGCGGTAAGCATTAGATTAATAAAAAAAAATGCACCACAAATAAAATGGATAATAAGTTTTGCAGATGGAACAAAATGTGGTGATGGAACTATTTATAGAGCAAGTGGTTTTAAATTAGTTGGAATAGTTGACAATACTGCATTAAGATTAAACCCTAAAACAGGTGAAGCTATTCACGTAATACAAGCACATCACTTAAAAATTACCAATGAATTTAAAAAATGGAAACCATTTAAAGGAAAACAATTAAAATATATTTATTTGATTGATAAAAATATGAAAATAACAAAAGAGGTTATGCCTTTTAGTGAAATAGATGTACAAAAAGCAGGAATGTATAAGGGCAAAAAAATAACAGTCAAAGAAAGAAAAAATAAAAATATTTAACTCTGCGGCAGAGGTGTAATAGTTGCATAATTGACAAACCAGTCAATAGGAGAAGTTCAAATCTATCCTGCCGCTCTAATTTAATTATAATAAAAAATTAAATAACTGCAAATAAATTTTTATATTTAAAATATTCTTTGTATATTTATATCAAATATGAAAAACTTAAAAAAATGTTCAAGATGTGGTATATATATTAAAAACCAATATATTGTTGGTGGTAAAATATATGGTTCTGTATGTGTTGAAAAATTTAACAAACCTTTAAATTCAATTCCTGATTGGGCAAAAGATAAATTTACCAATGATAATGCTTTTAATTTTGATGACTATGAAAATAGTTTACAAGAAATTAAAGAAGAAGAAATTGCATTTAATAATTTAAAAGATACTTGGTATTCTAAATGGTTAGAGCAATCTAAAAGATTAATTTCATTAAAAGATAAAGTTTGGAGTTTAGAGATTATATATTCTCTTGCTGACCAAACTGGTTTAACTTGGAATGAAAAATCTTTGAATAAAAAATACTTTGACAAATCAATAACTAAAGAACCAAATTGGTTAGAAAACTTATCTTTGAAACAAATAGCACTTATTGAAAAATTAGAAAAATAATAATAAAAAAAATGAAATACAACGGATATACAAATTACGACACTTGGAAAGTCTGCTTGAATATTGATAATGTTGAATCAGTATATAAAAGTGTGCAAGAAACTTTTAACAAAAGAGTTGATTGGCAAAAACCTGAAAGTGCAGGAAGATTATCTTTTATCACTATGATATTAGTAAGGGAACACGAAAAAGATTTCGTAGATAAAATAGAATGGAAAATGGTAAATTGGGATGAGGTTGCTACTGTCTTAACAGAAAGCACTGAGAACCCTTACGCATCTGAAGCACTTTTAACGCAAGATTTAAATCAAGAATAATGGCTAAACAAAAAGTACCAAAATGGTTTAAAGGTTGCATCTATGATGAAGGTGCAGAAGTAGTTAACCCTTTTACAGGACTATGCTATACATTAACTAACGTAGAGTTAAGTATGTACGATTACATTAAAGGTTGCGAAATGATTAGCGACTGGGAAGGACTTAGAAAAGGTTTAGATTGGTTTAGAGGTGCAAACGCAAAAGCATACTTAGTATTACTAGATTAAAATTTAGTTATTTATTTATTGTTTTAAAGTCCTCTTGCAAAAGGGGATTTTTTTTATGTAATTTTGTAAAATGAAAACGAACAAAATCGAACATACTAAAAAAGCAATTCTTGAAGCATTAGAAAAATCTTTAGGAGTTGTTACAACTGCCTGTAAACAGGTTGGAGTTGGTAGAACTACTTTTTATGAGTATCTTAACAAAGATGAAAACTTTGCAAACGAAGTTGCTGACATTCAAAATATAGCTTTAGACTTTGCAGAATCGCAATTGCATAAACAAATACAAGATGGTAATACATCAGCAACAATATTTTATTTAAAAACAAAAGGTAAAAAAAGAGGTTATGTTGAACGAAGTGAAATTGTTCACGATGGTGCAATTAAATCAACTTTAATAGAATGGAAGCCCAGTCAAGAAGAATAGAACAACATTGCAATAAACAATTTTACGATTTAATAAATTCTAATAAAAGATTTAAAGTACATCAAGGAGGTACAAGGTCAGGAAAAACTTATGCGGTATGTCAATATTTAACATACTTGTTAACTGAATCTGAAGAACCTTTAGTTATATCTATTATTAGAAAAACATTGCCTGCATTAAAGGGAAGTGTTTTAAGGGATATAATTTCTATACTTGAAAAAACAGGATTATATTATTTAGGTATACATAATAAATCTGCTAATACATTTGAATATGGTAAACATCTTGTTGAATTTCTATCAGTAGATGAACCACAAAAGATTCGTGGCCGAAAAAGAAACATTGCTTTTTTAAACGAGGGGAATGAATTAACTATTGAAGATTTTCGCCAAATTAATATGAGGACATTAGATATGGTGATTGTTGATTTTAATCCAAGTGACCCAATACATTGGATATATGATGATTTAGTACCTCGTGATGATTGTGATACTTGGATAACCACTTATAAGGATAATAAATTTCTTTCGCAAGATTTAGTGTATGAAATAGAAAGAATGAAACTAAAAGACCCTGATTATTGGCGTGTATATGGCGAGGGATTAAAAGCAGTATTTAGTGCAAGACAAATATTTAACAATTGGAATTTTATACCTTATAGTGATTTTCCAGAATTTGATATTGATAATGATGCTATAATTGGAATCGATTTTGGTTATAGTAACGACCCTACTGCTATAATAATTGGATATAAAAAAAATGATAAACTATTTTTTCACGAACTATTATATAAAACAGGAATGACGAATGATGAAATAGCTGAATTTATAAAAGCAAGTGGATATGAGCAAGTAATATCTTATGCAGATTCAGCTGAACCTAAATCAATAGAAGAAATAAAAAGGACAGGGTTATACATAAATCCTGCTCGTAAAGGACAAGGAAGTGTTAATGCAGGTATAAGCCTTTTAAAAGAATATGATGTGTATATTAGTAAAGAATCTAAAAATATACAAAAGGAATATCATAGTTATTATTGGACTGAAATGAAAGATGGAACTATAATAAATAAGCCTTTAGATAGGATGAATCATTGTATGGATGCAATGAGATACTTGACTTTTAGCAGTTTTGGCAAGCAACAAAACTTCTTTGTAATATAATTATTATTTTTGTAACATAAATCATAAGCGAATGGCATCTATTTTTTCAAGAGTTGGAAATATTCTTAAAAAGAATTTTCAAAACACAAACACAAACTTTAATAAAATTATATATAATTATCTAGGACAATCTATTGTGTGGAATGCTGATAATGATGACACATATATTAATAAAGGATATATGTTTAATTCAACAGTTTATTCCATTGTTAACTTAATCGCAAAAACTGCAAGCAATATTCCTTTTCAAATTTATGAGGTAAAAAATCAAAATGAGTTAAAAAAATATAAAGCAATGACAAGTGGTTTGATGAATGGAAACATTTTACATAAATCATTGTTACAAAGAAAACACGCATTAGCAGAATTAGATAATACTGATTTACATAAACTTTTAGAAAGACCAAATCCTTCACAATCTTATAGTAGTTGGATTCAGGAAATTATAGCATTTGGTAAATTAACAGGAAACAGATATGTTTATGGAATTAAACCTGAATCAGGCCCTAATCAAAGTAAA